GTGGTGCGGGTACAGCAGGGGCTATAGGTGCCAACACACCAGTGGGTTTACAAACAGCGGGAGCAAGTTTTTCTAATTTAGCGGCTGCACCTGCGGGTCAGTTAGCTACTGCGGGACTTGCCGCAGCATCTCCAATGTTAGCAGAATCAATGCAACCCCCAGATATGTCAGGGGCAATGGGTTCTCCATCAATGATACGACCATTTAGGTACGATCCGGGTAAAACATCAGCAGATAAAACTGCTGATTTAGCATATGACAGAGGTGAAAATGTTTATTTTAGACCCACGTTTCAGCCGTTAAGTCCATATAGAGCAGATGGTAGGAAAGATGGAGGTATAGTAGCACTTAACGTTGGTGGTATGCCAGCTGCAGCACAAATGCAACCTCCTAGTAGGTTCTTAAGAGGTCCGGGAGATGGTGTTAGTGATTCTATTCCTGCAAGCATAAATCAAGGTGAACGTCCAGCAGCTTTATCTGACGGGGAATATGTAATAGATGCTAGAGGAGTTGCTGAAATAGGTAATGGTTCGAGTGTTGCAGGTGCTAAAAAATTAAATACTATGATGAATAGAATACATAATGCTCGTAGAAATGCTAATAAAGGTGAAGATATGGATGCTGATAGGTTTTTACTTGCATGATAGTGGAGCTTGTTCCTACAAATACGATACATATAATTTGGGGGCAAATTGAAAATTATCTTAAAGAAGCGGTAAAGAAGTCGGCTGGTGAATATGGTATAGAGCATTTAAAAGCTGGTGTTGTAGCTGGATTACAAAGTTTATATGTTGTTATAGATGAAAGCACAAATGAAATAAAAGGCGGGGTGATTGTAAACTTTATTAATTACCCAAATTATCGAGTAGCGTATATAACTGCTGCAGGTGGAAAAATGATTACTACAGAAGATAGTTGGAAAAATTTAGCATTTTTATTAAAACAAGCAGGGGCTACTAGATGCCATGCTTCTACCTTAGATTCTACGGCTAGATTATATAAGTCAAAGCTAGGGTTTAAGAAAATATATAACACTGTTGAAAGGATATTATAATGGGTGGAGGCGGAGGCGGTCAGCCAACTTCAACAACTCAAACTTCTATACCGGAGTATGCTAAACCATACATGGAGGGGCTTTTAGGGCAAGCTGCGGCTGCGACTATTGGTTCTCCTGTAAAAGATGAAGAAACCGGGCAAATAACGTTTGAACCTGCTCCTATGAGACCAGTTTATGAGGGGACAAGACTTTCTGATCCTACAGCGGCACAACAACAAGCTAGGCAGAATGTTTTAGGTATTCAACCTATACAGGGCTTTCAAGCTGGTAAAAATCTCACACAAGAAGGTATTGGTGGTATTAGAGGTATACCAACTGAATTTACAGGAGACACAGTTGGGCAGTATATGTCTCCTTATATGCAAAACGTAGTTGATATACAGAAAAGCAAAGCTATAGAAGATGCACAAAGAAGTCAGCTTGGTGCTGATTTAGGTTCTGTTGGTCAAGGGACTCTTGGTGGTTCTAGGCAAGCTCTTCAACAACAGTTGAGAGAAGAAGCGTTAGGAGAACAACTCGGCACTATACAAGCAACAGGGCAACAAAAAGCTTTTGATTCTGCCATGGCTCAGTTAGAAAGAGATCGGGCAGCTCAGATGTCGAGGGCACAAGGTATTGCAGGATTGGGTTCTCAGTTAGCAGATTTAGATAGAGCAGATTTACAATCGCGTCTAGGGTTATTTGGAGTACAAGAGCAGATTGGTCGTCAACAAAGAGCAGAAGACCAAGCAAGATTAGATCAAGCGTATGGAGACTTTTTAGCACAACAACGTGATCCGTTATCCAGGCTTGGTTTCATGTCAGATATATTGAGAGGTTCTGCTAATTTAGCTGGCACTGGCGGTAGTGCTGTTTATCAAGCAGCTCCATCACCATTTCAACAAATGGCTGGACTTGGTTTACAAGGGTTAGGACTTTATGGGGCTTATGGAGGGTTTAAGTAATGATGCAACAACCACAGGTAGTGCCACCACAAGCACAGGCAATGAAACCAGTTCTTAGTAGTAATGTCGTATCTTCTGCGGATATGAATAAACTACAAGAAATGTTACGAATGATGGGTGATGACCAACTAAAATCTCTGGTAAACAGACCTTATCCAGTAGGCACACTTGCTGGGCTAGAGGTTAGCACTAGAAATAGAGCAAAACTTGCAGCTGAAGCCAGAGCAGCGGCTGGCTCTAATAAGAATATTATTCAACAAGACATTGAACAATTAGCTCTTAGTAAAATGAGAGAGAACATAGCAAATGATGAGCGTATGGGCTTACCGAATGTCGTTAATCAAATGGAGCAGAATCCGGCTATGATGGCTCCGGGGGGTATGGTTGAGGGGTATAACGAAGGAGAAACAGTTGAAGAAAGACTAAGAAAATTTAAAGAAAGTATAAAAGATGTCAAACCTTCTACTCCTATTGGTAGGTTTGGAAGATCGGTTGTAGATACAGCTGGGGATATAGGAGAGGTTATATATGATGTCTATCCTTTTAAAGAAAATATAAAAGATATTGGAGGACTTTTTAAAGACGAATTATCAGATGCCGACAAAAAGAAACTAATAGAAAAAGGTATAGACCCAGACGAATATTTAAAAAATCCAGAGGCAGCAATTGAAAAAGCATTACCTCCAGCTCCGGGCACAGCTCCCGGTACAGCCTCACCTTTTGCAGGCACAGAAAAACGAAGCCCGTATGATATATCGCCGGTACGTGATAAAACAAGTTTATCTGGGGAACTGATACGTGATAAAGATGGAAATCTTATAGCTGACCCAGATGTTAGCGGATTTGGCGGTGGGGATTCTAGTATAAGAGTTATTGATACCACTGACCAAACTTTAGCAGATGCTAAAGGTAGAGCTTTAGCTGGTTTAGAAGCAATAAGAGCAGGTCTACCAGAAGTCGGCACAGCTAAATTAGGCAGGTTAGAAGAAATAGAAAAAGCAGATTTCTTAGGCAGTGCAAAAACTTATGAAGAAGCATTACGTCAAAGAAGGCAAGCTGCTGGTCTTGGTGAACTTGGTGCTGGTCAATTGACTAGAGCTGAAGAAGCTGCTGAAAAAGATAAAGCACTTGCAAGACGACAAGCAAACTTAAAATTAGTTGAAGCTGGTAAAGCTATCCAACGGGGACAAAAAGGAGGTATACAAACTATTGGGGATGTTCTCGGAGGTTTGGCTGAAAGAAAGATTGCTGCGGACGCAGGAGAAAGAACAGCAGAAAAACTACTAACAGCGAAACGAGATGCTATTGAATTAAAGAGAGAAGCAGAAGCACGAGGTGATGTTAAAGCAGGTTTAAAATTTGACAAAGACATAGCTGATTCAAACTTAAAAATTCAACAAAAGAATGTAGATATAGCAAACCAAGAATACGCACTTAATAAAAACGCTGAAACACAGAGAGCAAAACTACTTGCTGATATAGGGCTTAAAAAATCTCAAATAGAAGTAGACTTTATTAAGTTAGACCAAATGGGGAAATATAGAGATATGGTAGGTAATGCTCAATTAATGATGGCTCAAGCTAAAAGTGGAGGAGCAACGCAAAAAGATTTAATTAATCTTAGAAAGGATCTGGTACAAAATATAGTAAAAGTTGCAGAAGCTGAGAGTGATTATGGTGATCCGGCAAAAGCTAAGGAGCTTCGCTCTAAAGCTACAAGTCTTTTAAATATGGAAATAATGGGAATTTTTGGTATAAGTATGCCAGATATAGAAACTATACCTGATGACTAATTAATATGAAGGCAATAACTCTCCCAAATGGAGAAAGATTAACTTTTCCTAATGAAACTCCTGATGCTGAGATTATAGATTCTTATGTAAATACTTTATTAGGTGTAGATGTAGAAGTTGAAGAAGAGGAAGAAAAAGAACAGGCTGGGTTCTTTGGAGCTTTAAGAGAAGGTATTACATCCCTAGGTGATGTGCCTGAGGCTATTGGGTATTTAGTTGATCCTTCTAAAGAATCTAGAGAAGAACTCCTTGCTGGAACTGATCCTAAATACAAATACCAAGACTTTTACGGCATAAAAGGGTTGGGAGATACGTTTCAATTTGGTAAAGAGATTCTTGGTGGTAGTTTAGGGCAATCTGTTGCTCCTCTTGCGGCGGGTGCTGCAGCAGCTGCTGTTTCGGGTCCGTTTGCTCCTGTTGCCGGTTTGGCAGCATTTATAGGAACTGCAGGGTTACAATATTTAGGTGAAACTGCAGAAAGACAAGCTCGTCTTTCTCAACAAGCTGTAGAAGAAGGTAAAGAAGCAATTGATCCTAATGTAGCAAAAGTAGTATCTGCAAGTTTTGGGGCAGGTGCTTTAGATAGAGCTACGTTAGCTTTATTCCCTAATGTAAGTAAATTATTTGGGCAGTCAGGTAAAAAAGCTGCAAAAGATACTTCAGAAGAAATTATTGATATTGCTAAAAAAGATGGTACTCAAGCTGCTGTTGCTAGATTAGCTGATAGCCCGTCAGTGCCTTTGGGTGCAATAAGAGGTGCTGGGATAGAAGCCTTTCAAGAAGTTGTGCAAACCATGTTGTCTAGAGCTGGTGCTGAAGATAGTTTATTTTCTCAAGACGCTGTAAAAGAATATATTCCTGCTTTTGTTGGGGGTGCTATATTAGGTACGCCAGTAGGTGCTTTAGATACAGCAGCTACAAAAGCCGCCAGTGTTTCTGATGCACAAACAGAATTACAAGATTTATTAGAAGAAAAAGGCATATCTCAAAGGCAAAAAAATGAAGCAAATATTAATGCCGACGTTTATTCTATAAACGAGGTTGATTCAAATGATCCAGAAACTTTTAAGAATACTTTTAACAACATTACGGGTCCTATTGTTAGAGTAGGGAACATAAAGAGTAGTAAGCAGGGGGAGGTAAAAAACCAAGAGTTTAGTGTAGCTTCTGATTTTACAGATCCAAATATTACTGTTGCGAATATTCCTAGAAATAAACTTAGAGCTATATATGATACTTTACGTAGTGAGTTTATAGCTACAAAAAGTAGACTAACAGATAAACGGATTCTTGATGATGATGTAGTAAATCAAAGAGAACGTGAAAAAATTAAGAACTTAATACCCGACCTAAAAACTTTTGCCCGGGAAATACTAACTAATACCAAAGAAGTTAAAAAAGAAAAAGGTGAAGGTGAGGGCGAGGTAGATGAAAAATATGTGTATAAGGATGAATTTACAGATTCTAAAATTGTAGAGCAACCTGATGGAAAGTTTATAGTTGCGGATAAAAATGGAACTAACTTAATTAAAGATTCTGTAGAAAATACACCCATAGAGTTTGACACTAAAATAAAAGCCAATGATGCTCAAATTAAAGGTGGTTCGAAAGAGGTGTTGGAAAATTTTAAAAATGCTAGAGAAGTTATAGATAAAGAATTAGAAAGAGAATTTAAAGCAAAACAAGAAGCAGAAAAAGAAAAAGCAGAACAAACAAAACAAGAAGAAAAAGAAGCTAAAGACAAAACATCCTCAGATAACGTTGCTACTGCTGAAGAAAGCGAAAAAAAAGGTGCTGAAGATGCTGCAGTTGAAGAGGCTGCAGTTGAAGAGGCTGCAGTTGAAGATGTTGCAGCTGAAAAATTTGTAAATGAGGCACTTGAAAACATAAAAGAAGATGGAGAGGTTAAAGTACAGAAATTTTCTAATAAACAATTTGACACTAGTTTAAAAGCTCAAGTTAAAGAAAATAACTTTGACGAGGGTAAATTTAGAGAGGCAGTTAATAAAAAATTAAACAATCAAGGTTACTTAATTACTGATAAAAAGAAACTTAGCACTATAAAAGGTGATGCAGCTAGAGTAAGAAAAGAGACTGAAAATAGACAAAAAAGAAATACAGAAGCTAAAAAAACAGTCAGGGGACCTATTGAGGGCTACATGGCTGAACTAGCTAACTCATTCGGTACGGACACGAACATAGGTAGGGGAGTATCCAATATACAAAATTTATTTAAACAATTTGTAGAGGATATGGAAAGTACACTAGATCAAGTAGAGAAAATTGGGAATGATATAAAAGATGTACGTGATCTTGTTAAGGATAATGTAGCACCTGAGGGTGTTGATGTAACTGATGAAATTATTTTGCAAAAAATAACAAATATAGCTCAAGAAATTAAAAATAAACGAAATGAAATTACAAAATCTGAAATAGATGAGGCAACAAACAATAATATAAACAATGAAGATGAAAAAAATGCAGTTAAAGATGTTATAGAGGATGTGATGAAAAATGATGGGTGTTAAAACTACGAGGTAATTTATGACAACGTGTGTTGGTAATGACCAAAGAACTATTGTAGAGAATCCTAAAGGTGGGATTGCTTCTATATTAACAAGCTTGATTGAATCATCTAAAAAATTAATTGACGACTCAGCAAATACGTTAGATCCTAAAGGCAAGTTTAGAGAAGGGATCATAAGCCTTAGTAACATGGTTACAAACAATTTAATGTTTACTAAAACCATAGTTAATGAATTAGAGTATTTGGGGTATGAACAAGGTTTAAATGTAAATAAAACCTTTAAGCAAGCTAGATCTAAAACAGAAGAATATGCGAGGTATGCAAAAACTAAAGCTCTAGATTTATTAACAGATGTAAAACTTAATCATAGACAGACATACAACGCAGCAGAGCGTTTAGCAAACAGAATGTCTAATGCAGAAGTTGATATATTCAATAAAACTAAAGAAGATTACGAAGGTAGAACAATAGATTATAGAGATCCTTATCCTCCTTTTGATAGAATTAAAAGTATTGATAAAGCAGCAGAATTTGAGGCTTTAACAATAGAATTTGAAAAATTAGGGAGGATGCCAGGGGGAGAAAAAGCAACAAAAGCTGTTAAAAATATGTTTGAAACCTATAGGTATTTTAGAGATTCTTACATAAGGGCAGTGATAGATTTAATAAAAATTAGAGCTGGTGAAAAAGGTGTGCCAGATGCTCAAACATCTTCAGATACTTACTCAAGAATACAAGAAGTTAATCGTGAATTTAAAACTGCAAATAGAGATGCATATCTAGCTCATTTAAGAGATGGAGATTATATATTAAACATATATCAACCTTTAAAAAGTCCAACTGAAAGCGACGTAGATGATCCAGAACCCATGACACTCAAAGGAGAGTTGGATTATAACTTTGCATTTAAAACTAAAAGACTAAGAGATATAGCAATTAAGGAGCTAAAAGATAGGGGCACTCCTGATGTACTCATAGAGACCTTTGTCAAACAAGACGTTCTAGATGGAGATTCTAAGATAACTACAAAACAAGCTAGAAAGATATCTAAAGTATATGAAAGAGTTAAGAATGAGTTGAAAAAAACAATTTTAAATACAGACTCTATAATAGAAGAATACCAACAATCTGACCAAGGTAGAGAAGCTCTTGATGATAGAAATCGGCGTTTAAAACAAGTAAAAAGTATAGAGAAACAATTAAAAGACATTACTGATTTAGTATTTCCCGAAACATCTGTAAAGAGACAGTTGTTGGAAAGAGATAAAAAAATACCGGGTTTTGAAACTGATATTCTGCAAACTTTCTCAGAAATGTCTAACAGGTATGCTACACAATTAGGTAATTTAGAAAATTTAGGGGACTATCAAACTGCAATGGATAGTTTACAAAATCAGATAAGGACTGAACCCGACAGAGATAAAAAAGATAAAGCACAAAAATTCGCTGATGCTTTAGAAAATATAAGAGTTAGACAAACGCAAATGCCTAGTTCAATTGATAAGGTTGCAAACTTTGCAAATAGAACAGGGTTCTTATGGTATTTGGGATTTAATCCTGCTTCTGCTTTAATTAATATGACTCAAGTCCCAGGGGTCACAATGCCGCTATTACTTAGTAGATTTGGCAATACTCCAAAAGGAATGTATGACGTACAAGTAGAATTGTTATCAGCGTATAAAACAGTTCTTAAAAATAGCCGATTTTTAACAAGCGGCAATATGTCAGAAAGATTAGAGTACTTAAAAAGTTTAGATAATAAACAATTAAAACAAGAGTTTGATTTAACTAGAGATGAGTTAGATATGTTGCTCCATAACGACCAATTAGGAGAGCTGCGTTCTGGTATGCAAATGTATGATATGGAACAAGGATTGAAAGACGCTGGCACAAAAGAACTATTGTACGATAAGTTTAATAAAGCATCTGCGTATATGTTTCAGAAAGCTGAACTTGTAAATCGAGAAGTAACTGCGTTAGCAGCTTACAGACTAGCCACTAAAAGAAAAATGCTAGGTAAAACTAAGACTCTTAAAAGAGGTAGTTTGGAAGCATTTGATTTTACTAACGATATGATAACTGAATCACAAGGTTCTTATGCATCAGATCAAGCACCTCAGGTGTTTATGAATCCAGGGATAAGGTTTATCGGTATGTTTAAAAAGTTTCCGGCTTTCATGGCTGCTGTATATATAAGTATGTATAAGAATATGGTGCGAGAAGCTCCCCCAGGAGTAAAAACACAAGCGTTATATCAATTTTCTGCGTTAATGGGTATGTCTGCCTTAATGGCTGGAGCAACAGGTATGCCGTTTTATTATATTTTACGAGATTTAATGAATTTTATATTTGATGATCCTGATGAACCATACGATTTTGATACATCTTTTGCAAGAGGTCTTGAAGATACATTAGGTTCCAAAGGGGCGAGAATAGTATACAGTGGACTTCTTAATGAGGTGACGGGTGTAGATGTTTCTTCTAGAGTAGGCTACCAAGCTAGTTTTTTACTAGGTGGAGGCAATATATCTAGCTCTATTCCTTTAGTTGGTGGAATATTAGGACTTAGGGAAATACCAGACTACTCTGCTTCAGAAAAAGCTAATTTCGTATTTGATGAACTATTAGGTGCTGGAGTTTCTATGGGTAGAGGGTTTACTAAAGGTGTAGATGACATAATGCAAGGGCACGTCACGCGAGGTATAGAAAAAATGACTCCTGTATTTATTAGAAATCCTTTAAAGAGCACAAGGTATACCATGGATGATTATAGTGTTTTGACAAAACGAGGTGATGCTGTGGCAGAGGATTTAACAGCCAAAGAATTAATTTTTCAATTTATGGGTTTAACTCCTTCACGAGTATCTCTACAGTATGAAATGAACAGAAAAGCTAAAAACATGGAGCAAGCAATACTTAAAAGACGTACTACTCTAGCTAATCAATATTTTTTACTGGAGAAAAGATATGGTAGGGGTTCTGATATTGTTAGAAGATTTTATGAAGAAGAGATGAAACCTTTTTCAAAACAATATCCACAGTTACCTCTAGATAGAAAATTTATAAGTAAGTCTAGGAAAATAAGAAGAAAATTCACAAAATCAAATGTGTTTGATGGTGTAAGTTTAAATCCGAGTTTACAAAATCTCACTACACCTACTCAACGTTTGTTACTTGAAGATCTTAAATAAAAAAAAGACCTCAGAAAAGGAAAATAAACCGAGGTCTTTTTAAAGGAGCTTTTGTGAGGAAAGCTAAATTCATACTATATTACATTCTCCAGAAACGCAACCCTTGTATTCCATTTTCTACCATAATTCTGTATTTAAATCTTACCCCTTTAATATTAGCTTCTTTACGAAAAGCACGTAAAGTGCTTCCAGGGTCTAAACAGGGAACAAACACAGATGTCCCAAATTTAAACTTACTCCAAGGTATGACGAAAGTAATATGGTCAGACAGCATCTTTGTAAACGCCTATATCCAACTTGGTTGCATCTAATACAATTACAGGCACTGGAGAAGAACTTAGGGGTGTCCCTTTAGACAATCCCTTTCTAGTTTTATCAATTATGTATTTATTTCTGGATAAACCTGATATTAAATCCCCAACATCTGTTTGTGATTGAGCACAACAACTTTTTAAAAACCCTAAATCTACATATATTTTATCTGTATCCGGCTCTTTTCTTATTTTAGTGGCTCTCCTTGGACTATGTAGTGGTGGTTCTGCAATCTTACCTTTCCTACCATCAGAGGTGCTATTTATGACTAAAGTATAATCGTTATAATGATCTGTTAAAAATCTAGATATATAATCCTTAAAATCACGTTTATCTATATTTAAGTCTGTTTTTATATCTAGGATAGTGTCTTTATAAAACTCATTAAGTTTTCTTAAGTCATAATCATGTAATCCACACTCTTGAGCTACTTTACCACCCACTATGTTTACTGCCCCTAAGGCAGCATAAAATCTGTAAGCTGGACTTAAATCCAAAGACTTATGTAACACCTCAACGTGTTTTTTAACCTCTTGAATTATACCCTCTTTGTTGCTTTGAACAGCACATATGTAGGGATACCATGCGTGTCCATAGTTTTCTAATAACACTTCATCAAAAAGTCGCCGACCTTCATCCACAGATATAAGAGTATGTTCGGGCATACTATATTCAACACACCGCATTATTTCACCTTTTGGTAAATCTTTAATCTCATGCAGCTTAAGATAATAAGAGGAGTTACCGCTAGTTATTGTGATAGTTGCCCATGTGGTGTTGTTTACCCTTAAAGCGTTCTTGTTATTTTCCATTCTATCTTTACCACGACCTTGAGTAGCCGCATATAATAAATTAGAAATCTCCTCCGGTTTAGTGTTAGTTAACTCATCTATCGTAAAAGGTATGTTATTAAGAGTGCCCATTCTTTGAGCTAAAGAATTTTTAGTATCATTTGGAGCACGTAATGGATATTCTGGGTGTCCCCATACAGAGTTTATAACCCTCAAAGTTGTGGTCTTACCAGAGCCGCTGTCATTATGTTTTAAGTTCACCATAATACCTTTATGGTTGGTGGCTATCTTTAATAAAGGCGAACCAAAAGCAGATAATGCCGCAAAAGCATTACCTTCCATACCATCTCTACCATAACTGTTAAAGGCTTCTTTCCATTTTTCTATACTGCCTTTTGATTGATACCAATCAGTCATATCAGAAGTAGATACTGTTGGAGGTACGTATTGCCGCCTGTTGTTAATTACTTCTGAAGTACCAACAACAAAAGAGTTTTTTCTTGTCCAACCAAATTGATGATGTGCCATGTCTGCTTCTTTTTGTAATTGATAATGTAGAATTACATCCACAATATACTGCTTGATGATTTTATAGTTCGCTACCATAACCCCTTTTTTAGCTAATCTCTTGGTCAACAGATCAAGAGAGGCTATTTCTTCACTAGCTATAGTAAAATCTCTGGGGTTATCTTTTGGTAGTTGTAATCTAAAACATATGCTTTCTCCCTCATTGGGGTCATCTATACGTTGCACTATAAATAAATTGTATTTATATACTAATTCTTCCCCACCATCATTTTTATATCTATATATCCCCCCATTCTTACCTACAAAATATGGGTGAGGGGGTGGGGGGTACTCCCCTTCACTACTATCAATAAGCTCCGTAGATTGACTAGAGGTAGGTTCATTTTCTTTATCAGAACCATTAGAGTAAGGTAACGGAATATTTAAAATATTGGGTATAGCTGATGCCTCAACTATCTTAGCCAGTGATATTGGGCTATGTATTTTGTTTTTAAACTTGCAACCCTTACAACCATCAGGAAAATACCTCTCGAATGTTATACATTTAAATGGTCTTTTTTCCTCTCCCTCTGTATCACTCGCTGTTTTTTCTGTGTAACTATAATCATACTCAGGATGCTTGGAAGATACTTTATGAATAGCAGTATTTCTATCCGAACAATGTTGGGCTATTGATAAAATCCCTCGCCATGTATCGTAGCTCGTACTAGCTTGATTCTTACAAGAAATAGCTATTTGATTACATCC